GCGATGAATGCAACGCAGTTAATGCTGTTCAGTGATGTGTGTGACACTCTGACAATCGCTTGGAACAGGTCTCTCTATCCAGGGATTTTGACTCCAGTTGGGTTCACCAAGGCTGAGATCGCTAGAAAACTGGGTAGCATGCATAGTACGTTTGAGATTGATATTGACAAGCAAGATTCTTCTCACACGGCTGTTCATGTTGCTGTAGGCCTTCATTTGATGGCAATGTGCGCGCAGCGTCTTGGCTTGCCTGAGCTAGCAAAGGAAATAAGACAACAGCGCACCATAGGCGACATGCAAGGCAGTCTCAGGATCACTATGGGCACTGGGCTTGGATCAGGTGACATTTGGACTTTGATCATCAACCAAATCATGGCGATGAGCACGTTGGTGTCACGGTATGATATCCCTCGAGGTGCTTCAATACTTCAGGTTGGCGATGATTTCACCAGCGATGTTATGTTGAAGGAAAAGAAGAAGCCGATCATGGGTTCAGAAGACGTCATCCTAAAGTTTGTAACCACAGGAGACATGATCTCGACCTATGAGAAAGGAAAAAGGCCTTCTTTCACATCAAACACGAGCATCAATGAAGAGACTTCGATAGCTGCTAGGGTCAGAGGGATCGTCAAAATGGCATTTGCCCCGAGAAATAGGACACAGCACATTGCGTATGGCGTGGAGTGTTCGTTGATGAAGTCAACCATGGCAGTAATTGGACAACCAGAGTTCTGTGAAGCATTTCATCAGTTATTCGGAGCTGACCCAACATTCGTGGAACAAATCGTCACAAGAGCAACCACGCTCAGTCAAATCAAGTTTGATGATCTGGAACAAAGTCTCAAACTACACGCACAAGATGAGAAGAAATGCGTTGTGCATTCTAGTGAGGGTGGGTGCTTTGGATTCGCGTTGATGCATGCTGTTGCAACGAACGTTCAAGCTTGCAATGCGTTTAGTGCATACACATCCTGGTTGAGTAAGAGTGAATGCATTGACATATGCGCAGACAATCAAATAGACTACAAGGCTATGGATGGAAAGTACGTTCGAAAGAACAAGAAGTCTGCGGATACATGCGTTGATGATTATCTGAAGCGAGCAAAGTCGACTCCGATGGTCTACATATTTGACGATCATGCCATAAGCATCACAAGCATCAGCAGCGAAACTGTGACGTTCAGTGGCATGAAAAGATACAAGGTCAATTTGATGACCGAGACCGTTGAAGACATGGATTTTTGAGCTCACTGCATATCTAACTATCGATATAAAATTTAGTCGTCTATTGTACGAGACCAATAGGCAGCATTTATTTTGCCGAGCATTTCAGATGTTTAAACTGGCAAACAATGGGATAAAGTAGAGATACGGTCCACGTGTAATGCGTGCATATGGTGTATTGCTGCAGGTATCCTCTGGTAACAGTAATGCTGAGCATCGTGATCGGGGAAAGAGTGAAAAATGAGCAAAGCTACATCACACTTCAATCCCGAGCTGAGAGATTCCACTTCAAATATCTCCGGGTTCATCTAAAGATTGCCGAATCTATTTGACCTGTACGGCTTTGGTAGGCCGTGCTGTGTACAGACTGCAGGATGCGGGGCACCCGAATGTGGTGTCTTAAAGGTACAGTCGACCTCCAAGGAAAACTTGGTTAAAGGTGCCAAAATTGCATTCTTTTCTTGAACAACGTCATTCAATAATTCACCATCAACAACAGCATCAACGGACAGTATGACAGGCGCGATGGCAACAATGATGAGAGGAATCGCAGGCCCACAATTGGGCACTATGCGCTTCAATGATTATGTCGCGTCACCTGGCGCAACGACAATCTCTGCCAATGGCACAATTGCGTCAGTGTCACAGTATTGCCCTTGGGATGAAGTTGACACTGCTGTGATCATCAACAAGTATACCTATGCCGATTGGTCACGATTGAATATTACATTCAATCCCGGGCCAGCGGCATATGGTCGTGCAATCACAGTTTTCTGCGGTTGGACCAATGAGGGCGCTGTTGTCCCAACCACTGTGAAAGAATTCTCTAGACTGAAAGGATTCTGGACTGCCACATTCGGTGGAGCTGGTGATCCAGTGACTGCAAAGCATGAGTTTCCATGCCCCTTCGACCAATCGCTTCTCGACATATTGAAGTGTGGCAATTTGCTTATGGGGGGCAGGGCAATGTTCAACTATTGCTTTGTTGAGTCCGACTTCGGATCAACACAGGTTGATGGGGACGAATTTTCACTCGTTGTTTCAGGTGAATATAATGTATTTGGGCAAGAATAGGTGCATGTCTTCTCTCTTTGATCTTCGTGGTTTAACCAAATTGAACAAACACACCACTGGCTTTCATAAATTAAAAAATGAAAATCCCGCTGTGAAGACTGTGGTGGCATCTTCTACAAAGAAGAAGTCTCCTCAGAAAGCGGTCAAAAACAAACCTCTTGTTGATTGGAAGTTTCTTTTATCGCGTTATACTTTTTCATTTTCCCACTATGTGGAAGATGATGCTGGCAGTGTTCACGAGCTCAAAGGACCAAAAGAAGATGATGATGGTGATCTCCTGTTTAAATGTCCTTTGGAACATTGTACGGGAGACACTGAACAGTCATCTTGTGAGCTTGAACACATGACAGATCATGAATGTTCTGTTTGTGAACGGGATCATATGGATGGACATGAATGTCCTCTTCAACCTCAGTCATTTGATGATGTTGTGTTTTCCAAACTGAAGTTATCTTCAGTTAGAAGACATGATATTTATATCAAAGATGGTAGTATGTACTGCCGCCATTCAGAGGATGGATTGACATTTATGTCGAAGACAAATC